GACTAATGAGCACTCAGAGACTTGTCCGGCAAGCTAGGGATTCTTTTTTTTTCTTTGTTGCTTTTCTTGTTTACTTATCGTTTACTAAGTAGACAAAGGAGACAATTATGGAAAACAAACCAATGTCATTTAGAATTAGTGTAGAACAAAGAAAGATACTTGATGCCATTGCTCGTGATGAGCAAAGATCCTCTTCCTCTGTAGCACGAATCTTAATGGAGATTGGCCTTGAAGAATATCAAAAAGCTAAAGCAAGAGCTGGAGCAAGCTCGAATCTACTTCAACTTCTGGACCGAAAATAGACACTTGCCAACAGCTGCCGAAACAGCTGACTACTTCGCCGGCCGATTAGCCAAACTCAGGAAAGAAATAAAAGATGTCGAAGACAAGCATAAACATAATTCAGATCTTGGGTGATGTTGTTGAAGCTCCAACAATGGAACAGAATCAATACACTCAATATCTAAAGCTCAAAGTCCGTACTGTTGAGCGCTACCCAAACAAAGGCGAGCAAAAACAACACGCTGAGATTCATGAGCTGAGAGTTTTTGGCCAGCTTGGTCGATTTATGAGCGACACTACACAACAGGGAGACACAATCTATTGTGAGGGAGCGCTCAAGAGCTTCGACAAACAATTCTATATCAACGTTAAATCAATCCAAACAATCATCAAGGCCAATGGCCTTCTCCCACCTGAAGACATGGATCGAAGATACCCACAAAAGAAAGTTTAAACAAAAGGAAACTGACATGACTATAATGACTAAAATGGAAGACAACAACATCGTTGCTGGACTTGAAAGAACACACTCTGAAATGGATCCTTGTCAATATGTTCGAGAGATCTATCAGAACAGTATTGAAGCCGGTGCAACAGACATTCGTTTTACTATTGATAAATTGGCTAAGAAATCACTTGGTGTTTCTCGTGGAGTTGGGATTGACAATGGGCCAGGTATTCCAAAAAACAAAATCAAAGATCTGATCAATAAGAAAAACAGTTCTTCCAAGAAAACAGGAAATCATGATGAAAACTTTGGTGTTGGTTTAAAGGTCGCTGCTTTACCAAGAAATCAATATGGCTTGATTGTGATATGTCGAACCGAGCAAAAACCAAAAGGCTTTATGATTTGGTTGGCTTATGGACTTGATGCGAATAACAACAAAAGCGCTGGCCTTAAATCTTTGATCAGTGATGAGCAAGTGCAATCTTGGATTGATGGATATTCAAGCGAACCGATAGGACAAGATTTAATAGATTTTGGAGACATCGAAAAAGAGTATGATTCATTCACAATTGATGGAATTGATTGGATGTCTTGGTGGGATGTCAACAGCACAAACGAAACAGGAACAGCCATTGTTCTTTGTGGTAATTCAAAAGAAGAAAACACTTTTGAACATTTGATTTATAAAGGGAGAAAATTCCTTTTATCAAGATTTTTGAAATTTAAAGCACGACCAAAATTTTTGGAAAAAGATACAAACAGTGATGGGAAAAGAATTTACAAACACATGAGCCTGCATGATCCTATTGATGTATTGAAAAACCATTCGATTGATTCTGGAACTCTTATTTATAAATCTTGGAAACTTCATTATTTCTTAAAAGGTGATGATCCAACAATAACGATGCCTTTAAGTATGAATGGAGCTTTAATTCACCAAAAGTTCAAAGAGGTGATCCTTTATAAAAATGAATTATATGGTGATTTTGCATCCATCAAAGGTCAAGCATTAGCTTCAATAAGGAATTCTTGGGGGATCTTTTATAAAAGTGTTGGCAAAAGAGTCACATTGATTGTCGAACCACCTATCTACACAAAGCAATATAAAAGAGGTGTTTATCCAAATGAAGCCAGATCAAAATTAAGTTGGAAATCCTACAATGAAGAAGCACCAACTCAAACTCTTCCTCTTGATGACTTGAAGAAACACTTCATTGATAATATGCCTAAATCTATCCGAGATTTAATCAATGAAGCGATTGAAGGAGAGAGCGCAGACAAAATCGAAAGTCAAAGCGCTAAGCAATATCAAAAATATTTATCAATCCCAAAAGATAAACGACAAATTAAAAAAGGTATTGGTCTACTAATAAAAGATAGAGATGGTCTTTCATTGGGCGGTGATACTACAGAAGATCTTTTTCATCGTTTACAAAATAATGGTGTTCGGCCTGAACCAGGTCCCACTCCTCCAAATCCTAACCCAAAACCGAAAAAACTTTCAGCGGAAGAATTAGCAAGAAAAGAACAGAAGAGGAAAGCAAGAGAAGAAGCAGAGAAAAAACGACAAGAACCACCACAAGTCATTTGGATAGATCAACGCCATGAACAAGCTGAAGAATGGTTTTTCCGGAATGGTTTTTGGCAAGCTGCAAACTATGAGAAACCAAGTTTAGGAAGCTCTTCTAATGTTCTAAGACTTAATAAGAATCATGATTTTGTTTGGCTATATTTCAATATGGCTGAAGAATGGCTGAAAGAAAGAAACCACAAAATGACCAAAGAACAGATTCTTGAAATCTTTGTGAGATTGTATTGGATAGAAGTTGGGCCGGGAATCATTCAGCATATGAAGGGGATTCCATCAATTTATAAAGATGCAGATGGTTTTTCTCCTGAAAGATTAACATCTGCTTTTTGTGGGAGACTACTTGAGTTTAGACGAGAGCTACATCTAATTTGGAAGAAGAAGCAAAAGAGAGATTCATAAATCAATGCTAGACCAATACAAGATCAAGATGTTGGCCATCCAATACAAGATGCTTGGCTTCACTAATAAGCAGATAGCAGATACTTTCAATCGCTATGGCTTGGTGACTCCAAGTAGGAAAAAACCTTATAGTAGCGTTGCAGTTTCAGAAATGACCAAAGGCATCAACAAAAGATCAGGTAATTATTCAAAGCCAAAGAAAGAAATAAAGATGAGCAAGATTTATCATGAAGGGAATGGAAGCGCTAAACTGATTGACTTCATGGGAAGTGACAAAAGAGTGGTTGATGCTGCTAGAGTAAGCTTCCTCAAAGATGATCATGCAGAGTCTAAGCTAACCGACCGAGACAAGAAACTGATCAAGTTCTTAGCAGCTCATAATCATACTTCACCTTTTGAACATTGCTTGGCCACCTTCGTTTTGAAAGTTCCTTTGTTTGTCCGCTCTCAAATCATGAGACACAGAACCTTCTCATATAATGAGGTAAGTAGACGATATACTTCAGAGCAGATTGACTTTTGGAAGCCAGACACTATGCGAGGACAGGCCAAAGATAATCTTCAATGTTCTGAGGGAACTGTCGAGTCAAGCGAAGCGGACAGCATCTTCAAGATTGCAACCGAGTTCAGCTTTGCAAGTTATCAGCAACTTATTGAGGCTGGTGTCTCTCGTGAAATCGCTCGTGGTGTATTACCACAAAGCACATACACGACTTTTTACATGACAGGAAATCTCCATAATTGGATCAAGTTCATCAAGCTTCGTGATCATGAACACGCTCAACCTGAAACAAGAGACATCGCTCAACAGATCAAAAGAGCGCTTGAAGTCTGCTTCCCAAACTCTATGGAAGCTTATTTCGGATAACGTCATGAGTGATTACATTCAAGATGGTGAGCGCTATCAAAAGCGCTTGGCTTCCAAGAAACGATGGCGAGATAAAAACAAGGCATATATCAAAGCTTATTATTATTGGTATCATTGGACAGTGACCAAGCCTGGTATTATCCAAGTAGACAGGCCAAACATAAAGGACTTCAAATGAATGATGAACACTTAAAACACTTTTGTCTTGAACTCGACCAACGTGGATTCTCAATCAATGAGATTCAAAAAGCTATCATTAGCAATCATAACATTGTGCTTTGTTTGGAAGATGTTGAGGGTCTATTGCGTGATGCTAAGAATGAACAAGGCGAACAAAAACACGCACACGCGAGGGAAGCTAAGGTTTTAAAAGCTCTTTGTGAGATCAAGCAAAGGCTTGTTCATACTGATTGCTCTCCGCTTCAAAGAGAAAGTGAAGCGCTTTATCAAACTATATGGTCCGTAATCGGAGAACATTATGGCTGGAACAAAGAAGAAGACATCGAAGACACCGAAGATCAAGAGGAAGACCAAAGTCCAAATTGAGCGAGAGAAGAAGCAAGAAGCTCTCTTGGAGAACATAAGAGCAGGAATGTCCATTGGCGCTTCATGCTCTCAAGCTGGTGTTGGTCGCACAACTCACTATGATTGGTATGACAAATATCCTGACTATGCTGAAGAGGTTGATGCTGCCATTGGCTTCTCTGAAGCTGTCATGCTTGCCAAGCTTGATCGATGCATTGACGACAAGATGGATTGGCGCGGATGGGCTTGGAGATTATCAAAGCGCTTCCCTGATCTTTATGGCGACTTGAAGCAAATTGAAATGAATGTCAGCAACAAATCCGATGGATCCGAAGAAGTTCTCAGCATGATGAAACAGCTAGAAGCACAGGTCCAAAATAAGGAAAGCCTAGTCGAAGAAGCAGGGGAGAACTCTGCTGACGACTAGGCCATCACTGACATGAATACTTTGACAAGAAGTATCGAGCGGAAGACTAAATCAAATTATGGCAGAAATCAAACTAAATCCTTTACAGCTTGAAATCATCAAGGGGATCACTCGAAAAGATAAGGTTATAGCAGCGCGTTGTGGATGGGGATCCGGCAAGACTTCAGCGCTTGTATTCTCCATCTTGTATCTTGCGAAGACCAGACCGGGAACTTCATCACTATTGGTCACTGATACAACTCCAAGATATAATTCTGTACTCATGCCAGAAATGGAGAAGTGGCTGAGTCCTCTTGGGTGGACTTATAACCACACGATGAAGCAGTGGACCGACCAGCATACAGGGAGTCAAGTGTGGTGTCGCTCTTACTTCCGACCGGGAACAAGAGAAGCAACTCATAATCCTCTTGAAGGTCTTAATGTGACAAGCGGAGTCTGTCTCATTGACGAATGTCAGACACTTACAATGGAGGTTGCTCACAAAGCTCTTGGTCGTCTTCGTGCCGGCCCTAGTCCGATCTTGATTCTTGTTGGCTTGCCTGTTGTCGATGCTTGGTGGGTTAATATGGCGGAGAGTCAAAACATTGCTCCGCTATTCTTCAGCTCTTATGTCAACCAAGATAACTTGGCTGATGAATGGTTTGAAGCAACAAAGATGCTTCCACCGGATGAGCGAGAAGCGATGATCATGAATAAGCCAAAGCCACCAAGCGGATTGATTTATTCAGAGTTCACCGAAGCGAGTCATGTGATTGATAATTGGGAATATAAGGAGAACATGACAGGCCGAATCGCGATCGATTGGGGATTCAGGAAGCCAAGTGTTTTGATCATGGCCTATGATGAAGCGCTTGATGCAACGGTAATCTGCCATGAGATCAATCCACAGGAAGTGACAACCGACCAACTCACAACGCTGATCCTTGCCATAGCTTGGCCTCGCTCGTTGAAAGCCAAAGCTCCCGGTCCTCGAATATGGATTGATACCGGAGTGGCTGACAAAGCAGGCAAAGCAAGGAATGACCAGACAGGCCAAAGCGCTTTTCGAGTAATGAGACAAGATCCGCCAAGAGGACTTGGAGTTCCCTTAAGGCATACCACCGATCCGATAAAGGTGGATATTCTTAATGGAGTCCAAAGACTCAAACGTGCTTTCAATTCAAAGCGCTATCTCATCACCAAAGAAGTATGGGACAAAGGCGAACGAGCGACCGGAAACAGTATTCGCAAGGCCATCCTCTCCTATGCTTGGGATAACAAAGAGCAACCAAAGAAAGATGGAAGAGAAGATCCGCTTGATGCTCTTCGCTATGATTGCATAATGTTTAATTGGCATGAGAGCGCTTTAGATCAAAAGTACAAGCCAAGAAGATCAGCTGGTGTTAGAACTAGAAATGTGAAGGTGGGAGGATCCAAGACAAGGAGCTTTTAATGGAACTGATTGAAACAAAGTTGGCCATAGTCCTTCTTGACCTTATTGGCTCGACTAGGTTCGTTCAATCAGCCGGAGCCATGAAAGCGGCTATGTGGCTTCAAAAGCATGATAGGCTTACTCGCTCTCTGATATACAAGTTCAATGGTCGTGAGATTGATAGGTCAGATGGCTTTCTTCTAAGCTTTGAGCGACCAATAGACGCTGTCAACTTTGCTTTGATCTACCAAGAAACGATTCCACCAAAGATAAGGCTTGGCTGTCGGATTGGGATTCATTGGGGGACAGTGGTTGAAGTCAAGCAAGATGAGATCTTCACCATGACAGGAGCTAAGTCAGTTGAGCTTGAAGGCATAGCCAAGAATATCGCAGCAAGAACAATGAGTCTTTGCCAAGCTGGTCAAGTCCTACTCACGACCGAAGCAATGAAAGCGATCAAGGGCCGAACCAATAACTATACTCCC